ACCGCTGCATTCTTACCTATCAATCCACAGTTTGTACCTACTTGTTCAAAACCAAATGTAAAAGGAGCACCAACAAATTTCATTGTATATAACGCATTGTCTGTCCATATCAGAATAGTTTCTTTTGCTTTCAGTGCACCTATAATTTTTGTGCCGTCTTGTAATCTTTGTGAACCTGCTGTGTTAATTGCAGATGTGCCGTATGAGTTTATATCCTCTGCATCAGAGAATCTAATAAACATGTTATCTCTTGTTGAAGAATTACCAATTGTTGTTTCTGTACCCATGTGAATTAAGTGTCTTGTTGTAGGTGATATTAAAGTTAATCTTGTTGATGTAGGGTTTGCACTTGTTGAAAAATTTGTTGTAGTTGTAGAGGCTCTGTTAGTAAAAGGAGATGCAGCACCAGCATCCCATGTAAATGTTTTTCCGTTTGCAATTGTTGCAATTAATACTTCACCAAAGTTATCTAATGACCAAAGGCCAGGTT